TAACCTTTGGCTAGTAATAATTCAGCGAGATGACCACCAATAAAACCACTTCCTCCGATAACAATTGCTTTCATTTTCTAATCACCTTCTTTCTCATTTTTTTTCTATCTCCCAATTAGTAAACTCATTATAAGGTTTGCGAAAATCGTCAGGGTTATCCATCTCATATTTATGTGTAGAGTGCTCAAGCATTACCCCAAGTTCATCTCCCAATATCTGAAAACCATGCCATCTGCCAGGTTTGATTTCAACCATATCTCCTCTCTCCATGAAAAACTCCTCAAAAGGATCTGTTAAAACAAGCCTAATAATTCCACCAGCACAGAAAAACCATTCTGTCTTAATTTTGTGCATATGGAAGGCACGAATTGTGCCAGGGTAACTGAAGGAAATATCTGTCTGCCCACATTCTCTTGGGAATAAATCGTAAAAACCTTTTCCTCTGGTATCTTTATTGATTCGCATTTGAAAATTCCTTAATACATTCTACTATATATTCTCGGTCTTTTTTAGTTAGCCACCAGCCCGAAGGAATAAATAGAATCTTATTTTGAAGGGCGGTCATATTTGGAAGTAGCTTCGGGAAGTCCTCTTTGAAAGCAGAATATTGGTCATTTCTTCTCCACATTGGAGTTGTGATGATTCCTTTCTTATTAAGAAAATCCATCAATTTTGGTCTTTCATCTGTAAAAATATAGAATCCCCACCAATCAGGTAAAGCATCTTTCTCAATTGTGGGCAGAGTTATACCTTTGATTCCCTGTAATTCTTTCATGTAAAACTCTGCGTTATCCACATTACTACTTGTTACATCATCCAGGCACTCAAAATTTGCTAATCCGATTGTAGCTGCAATATCATTCATATGGAATTTATAACCCCACTCAGGCACATCCGCAGTCATTTGATGCTCAAGTCTGGTCATTCCCTCCGGGACTTTCCTGCTCATACCAAACCATTTAAGCTTCTCAGCCCGGGCAAATTGAGCATCATCTCTGATCACAAGTGCTCCCCCATCTCCGGTATTCAATTGCTTGATTGCCTGGAAGGAAAAGCACGAGTAATCAGCCCATTTGGAAATGTGCTCACCCTGATAGCAAGTGTCAATCGCATGTGCACAATCAGATATAATTGGAAGCCCAAGTTTGGACAATCCCTCCATATTGCAAGGCAACCCCCCAACATGCACTACAACAATGGCTTTTGTATTGGGGGTAATACTTTTCCTCACGCTATCCACAGAGATATTCACATCCGTTTCGTTAATATCAGCCCAAACAATCTTAACTCCAAAAGGCATCAGAGCCACGCTTGTAGCGATCATTGTGAAAGGGGTAGAAATGACTTCATCTCCTGGCTTGAGTCCAATTAACCTGGCTGCAAGAGTAATTGCACTTGTGCAGCTATTAAGAAGCAATAAGTTTTTACAGCCGAAGTAGCTTTCAAGTTTCTTAGTAAATTCCACAACCTTTACGCCTTCCCCGATAAATCCACCCGCCATAAGTTCAGACAATGCGGGGGCTACATTGTGAGATATTTTAGCGTTGAACATTTGAATTGTTTTCATGCTTCCCTTTCTAAATAGAATTGGATTCTACTCAAAAACTGACTATGAATTTCGGGTAAACCTGAATAAAAAGAACAGAGGTAGTTTGGTTCTCTCCAGGATTTACCCCTCAGAGTTCCGAAGTAAGGATTAAATGATTTAGTTTGATCTAGTTCCATAAGCCTGTGAGCATTTGCGAATTGCTCCATCCTTCTATTAAGACTATCTTCATTCCACGACCTTGTAAACCACCTTCCATCATAGCACCCTGCTTTTTCAAATACATCCTTCTTGACCATTCTCATACCATGTTGTTGCCAAACATGACCAACATTATTGGCAAAAGCCTGTTGTAACCAATCATTTGTAACTGCGTGAAATTCATCTTTAGGTTTGGTCTTTCGCACAATATTTAGAATATCAGGCATTGGATCAAGAGAGGTTGTGTCAAGCCAATCAAAATGTCCAACAATATCTCCAGGAATATTCTTGAAAGCTTCGTAAATTTTACTCAAATCTCCGAAACAAATATAATCAGCCGGGACTAAAAGAAGAACATCCCCACTCGCCATCTTAGCTGCTTTGTTATATAGAACTCCCGGGGGAAACCATAGGGTTTCAAGCTCCCCGCTTTCATATTGGTTTATTCTCTCATCCATATTTGTCAATTCCTCTGGACTAAAAATATTTTCTCTCTTATAAAATTCAACACGATTTCTTAAAAACTTAATCCTTTGGGTTTTAGTTCTACTAAAAGAACGAAGGTTGGGAAACTCTAAAGCTAGTCTGCTAAGAAGATCTGCGGTTGCTGGTGAGGTTTCATCATTAGCTACAATAATTTCTATTTCTGAAGGAGTTGAAGCGTTCCCGAATACTGTTCTGACAAATACCTCTAGGCTGTCGGTTTCCCTATAGATACTGGTGCAGATTGATAACATATTTATAAATTATTCAAAAAGGTTTCCCATTGTTTCTTAATTGTTTCCTTGCCAAAAAGCTCTATGGCTCTAGCCCTACCCGCCTCTGAGATGCGTTTTCTCAGGGGTTCATCTTTCAAAAGCTGTCCAACTTTATCACTCAACACTTCTATGCTATCACTAACAAAGCCACTAAGACCACTATCTATTATTTCCGGGATCTCGTAGGTATTTTGTTCTTGCTTAAAAAGACTATTTCCAATATCGTTACCAACCGCAACAATGGGTATTCCGGTCATCATAGCTTCAATAAATCCAAGCGTATAAGAAGCAGGTTGAGTCCCTGTATAAAGGAAAACTCGGTTATCCCGAAGTTCACGCTTCAAATCTTCATAGCTTAACTGCCCACCCCACATAGCACCCAAGTCATCATTATCAGCTCCAAACACAATTCTTGGATAAGGTGCAGTTGCAGCATCAAATGCCTGGTAATTGCAGAAAGCACCACGCTTTTGAATGGCTTGACCAAGAGTAATAACCCTTTCCACATTTCCATTCCAATCTTTGTATTCCTCCGGATCTTTGTAGAAACGAATCATGGCATCTTCTCCCAAATTCATTTGAATATTCTTTTCCTTTGGAGAATACCTGACAATCTTCATCCCTTCATAGCGGTAGTCAGCAAGTTGAATTTCTGTGGCTGCTGTTGACTGTCCAATTGTTCTCCAAATTACATTTTTGTGCTTGATCTGATCCCAATTATTCATAATCCATTCAGGCACATGCTGCACAATAATAGTATCAGCCCATTCAATCATCTCCTCACTTAGCTTGTCTTTTGAAAATCGGGTAGCAAGAACTGCCATATGTTCGTTATATTTAGCATCAGTTGCAGGTCGTTTAATATCCTGCGGAGCTTGAGGATTAACATATGCTCCATGACTGAAAACCTCATGTCCAAGCTCAGTTAAAAGCTTGGTTTCGTCATATTCTAAAATTGAATGGCACGATAGATAAAGTATTTTCATGGTTTGTCTGCCTCCACATTTAAGCTCATCAACACCCCATGCTCTTTATCCATGTGCGGAATATAAGCTTGAGAATGGTCGTCATAATCTTTATGAATAGTTTTCTTCCAATCATACCTTCTAACATTTACAAATCCGGCAGCTTCAAGCATTTCTTTTAAGGAATCAAAGTCATAAACTGTCTTGTGATATATGGTTTTACTACCATTAACTGTATCAATCTGCATCTTTCCATATAACAATCCAAGAGTTCTATTTATATCTCCAAAGAATTTATAAGCTTTGATAATCTTTTCAAAATCAGGAACTGCAATCCGAAGCGTTCCTCCTGAAGCTAAAACTCTTTTCCACTCCTTTAATACATGGGCACCTTTTTCACGATCAAAGTATTCAAAACAATGACTGGCATAAATTAGTTCCACAGTTGCATCATCAAAACAGGAAAGGTCGTCAATATTCCTGACATAATCAACGCCAGGTAGGTTACAAATATCTACATTTGTAAATTTCGGCAACTTCCTTTTCCAACAACCCAAATTTAGTTTAAGCATTTTTAATAAATAGAACCTGTTTATCTGCCATCAAAGGTGTCCATCCGTTATCTATTAAGAACTGAACCGAAAGCTTACACTTTCCTCCGTTTGTAAAATTGTTATCATCCAAAAGGATTACAGATTTATCAGTTAATTTGTCCCATGCAGCTTTGATTTCATTTAACTGGTGTTCTTGTGAAGCTATTAGATGAGGAGAATCAGCCTCGTCATTCTCTGGGCAATCCATTGAATCCAAATAAAGAAGGTCAATTTTCTCCGGGAAGTTCTTGAGAAACTCAACCGAATCACTTGTAACGAAATTTGTATTCTTATTGAACCCTTCCGTTTCTTTCTTTGAAAGTTCTATTGCCTCCGGAAGAATATCAACAGTCCAAAAGTGCTTGTCATAGTGTTGTGCGTAATCTCCGTAAAGAAGGGTAGAATAGCCTCCACCATTCATATCGTCAGCCATTCTAATCGTGCCTGTTTCAACTATATTAGTGCCTCCTCTGAAGTGAAACAAATTAAGAGCAATTTTAGTTGAGAAATATCTCACGCCCTCGCCCATCTTGAAGCGATATTTTAGACTCCACCAATCATTCCATGCAATAAATTCATCCATACTTATTTATAATCAAAGTTTTTAACCAAAGTGTCAAGCATATCTTCTGCACAAACTTCCCAATTCCAATCCCTGTGCATCCAAGCTGAGGCTAATTTACCCTTTTCATAGGCTTCATCCTGGTGCTCGTAAATGTAACGCATCCAATACATAAGCTCCTCAACACTAATTCTTGCCTGGAATCCTGGTTGTTCCTCCTGCATCCTGGCATCAGGCATGTCAATTGCCACAGGATCAAGGGGATAGTTGTATCGGGAATCTGCCACATCAGCCATACCAGACCAATTGGTAATGATTACAGGAAGCCCTGTTGCCATAGCTTCTCTCCCGGGCATACCCGCACCCTCAGCTCTGGAACAGAAAAGGAAGCAATCTATATTCTTGTAGAAGATCTGCATCTGCTCAAAAGAAAGAAGTTCGTCAATTAGTTTTACCCTTTCGTCTGCAGGTTGTTCGTAACCGAACATATTATTGGAGTTTTTGAGCCATAATTCTACAGGCTCGTTATTATCAAATTCTGAAGTAAAAGCAGTTACCATTTCTTGCCAATTCTTTCTTTCATCAAGCCATCCGGCAGTAGCAAATATGAATTTCTCTCGGGGTTTCCTTTCAACTCTCCTGCGATCTACATACTTAAAAAGTTCAGGATTGATTCCCTGTTTAACTGTATAGATTGGTTTTGTAAATCCGCTTTCTTTGAACACATCCACTAAGTATTTAGAAGGAACAAATAGGGCATCCATAGCCATACATTTGTCAACCCAATTCTTACCTACCCGACTATTTTCAACCATTGTATATCCGATCTTAATATCTGAAATATTGTTATGAAAAAGCTCTGGAGTTGTTTTAATTATCCCAAGTCTAGCTTTATCAAAAGGTTTGTAATGAATTAAGTTCTGTTGTTCTGTGGATAAGATCCTCCATTCTGAAGAATTATCCGGTTCTCTCCTCTGCCAACCCACAGAAATTTTACCTGTAAGCCTCTCAAGGGCAACCATATATTCAAGGCTTACTATTCCGTAGCCTGAAAATGGCGTAGTCCAACCATACCAATTGAGGTTCTCCTCATAATTTCTTTTTGTCATCTTCGTCAATTGCTACATTTACAATCCGGGCAACCCTGCCTATGTTTTTCAACAAAGACCATACCTCCCAGGTAAGGTCAACAGGCTCACCACATGGAACGAATGTGTTTTTGTTGTTGATGGAAATCAACATTCCTTTCTTACCATCCACATTCTCAGTAGCATATTCCATAGGAAAGACAAACTTTCGTTTGCCAAATACTGCCTTAAAAGGCAAGATTTCTTTTTTTGATTTAGGTCTTAACATATTTTTACTTTTGTGCCCTATAAGGCTAGGGCTAACCTTGTGCTGAGTCATATGGTCGCACAATACCCATCTCACTACTCAACCTGCTTATCTTGCGGACTCAAGCCTTCTCATGAAGGTTTGCTGTAAGATAACGGACTTGAGATATGCCTTCCAAGCGATTGCGGTTTTAACTTTGTATTCATCACCATGTCCACCCGGAGGTGTAACGATAACATCAAAGTCGCCAGGTAGTAACCTAGCTATTCCGTAAGCACCCTCTCCTAGAATGATCGTTTGTTCAACATAACTAACTGTTGAATTTGATCCTGAGTTTGCAATGGATGGAGCTGTAGAAGTTCTTACGAACTTTACACCATCAATAGTAGCAACTTCACCTGTAAACAGGGAGTTGTCTTTTGCTAAGTATCTAGTAGCTTCTCTGAAGTCTGTGTCCTTCATTAAGCGGGTTTTGACATAAGGAGAGATTATAGCGACATAATTATCTCCGATCATTGGAGCATCTGCGGTTTCAAGAGATTCCACAGTATCCAAGATGTCATTAAGGTCAATCGTATCCGAGGTCAAAAGGTTGGTTCTAGCTGTCTTGGAATTTGCGTAATTAACGCTAGTTCCTGCTACTAAAACATCTCTGACTTTTTCGTTGATAGTTTCACCTGCATTTTGTCCAACAAGTTTTTTATACTCATCAGGCAAGTCCAAGAAGGAAGTTTCCTTCAAGGCTTCTAACAAGGTTACTCCATTTCCCCAAAGCTCCAAAGTAGCTGTAACAGTAGAATCTGCAACAGTTGCTGGACTCCATGTAGGAGAGTCATCCAAGACTGTGCTTGGGACTGTCATCTTTGTGAATTTCAACCAGGATGCGGTTTGTCCTTTTCTTCGCAATGTCAAATCGGGTGCACCGAATTGAGGATAAACCAATTTAGGTTTAGCGAATTCCAATGTTTTACGAACATTGTAAGTTTCAATCGTATCTGTGCCTAGTGTGCGTGTCATTTCTGCCATATATTATTTCACCTCCAATCTTATTGCTGTGGTTGGGACATTTTTGCAACAGCTTTATCTTTTAGCTTTTCCAATTTGCCTAATGGCATTGTCCAAAGATTTTGATCTTCTGGACTACCCGGCTCTGCATTATCTGCTTCGCCTTCGGGTGCTGGATTAGCATTAACAGTCGCAGGTGCTACTGGAGCACTTGGCTGTTGTCCCTGTGGTTGTGCGGGAGTTCCGGCAGCAAGTTCTTCCACTCTATTAGCAATCTTATCTTCAATCTCATCAAGTGCGGTTTCCCAATCACCTGTAAGAAAAGACTGGCGAGAAGCAAAAGCCCAGGGATTTAGCCTGATTCTTTGCAACTCATCTGGTGAAAGTTCTGGATAAAGAGCTAGTCTTTCTTCCATATTCCCTCTCAACCTTGCATCAGATAACTCTAATGCAGCAGCGTATTGCCCTGCTTCGGAATCAAAAGGATTACCTTCATCTCCACCTGGAGTAGTAGTTTTCTGCCTACCTGAACGCCTGGCATCAATCAAAGCTTTATTCAAGCCTGATATATTCTCTTTGAGAATTTTTATTTCTCCATCCTTATCATCTGTGGGTGGAGTTCCATTTTGACCTTGAGAAGCACCCTGGGGTGTAGTTTCACCGCCCTGACTTCCTGGATCGGAAGCACCAGGACTCGCTGCACTCGGATTTCCTGCGGGATCATTTGCGTTATTATTATTTTCCATTACAACCTCCTTTCTAAGAGCTTAATAAGCTCAGGGTTGGACTCGTAACAAAACTTGAAACCAGTCCACCCCCGAACTATCAAACTATATCAATTAAGATACTTCTACAGCTTCATGTCAACTAGATATTATTTTAGTATCTTTTCAAGCAACATTCTCTTATCTTCATCTGACATAGAATTGTCTTGCATAACCTTCTTAATATCGTTTTGCTTACTTCGCATAATATTATTTTGTTGATAAAACTGATCCAAAACTCCCTTATCCTCACTAATAAAAGATGTTTTAATACCCATGATTGTATCTGCTAAAGCTTGAACCATACTTCTTTCTCTACCTGCAAAGTCTTTTTGTCCTGTGGCAGCCGGAAGTATCTTTGAGATTGCATTACTCACAAACTGTGGAGCACCAGTTCTAAACACATGAGCAGCACGAGCTTTGAGATTTTCTCCACGCATTGCCTTTGATTCATACTTGGCTATTGGCTGATCATAGTAGAAATCTTTGTTTGCCATCTGTTGTGCAACTTCTGTAAAGATGGGATTAAATCCAAGCCCAAAAGGAAGTTTTCCGTTCTGTCCACCCTCAAAAACATTCCCAAAAGGATAGATATAGGTAGGATCAAGATAAGCATTTTCACCCTGTTTATTCTTCCAGGGAAGCCTAATGAAGTTTTCTGCGTATCCCGGTCTAGCCTGATCTTTGCTAAAGTTCTCAACTTCCCGCTTCATCTTTCCATATTTAGCAATTCTTGCTGGATTAGTAACAAGAGTTTTAGCCGTAAAAGGAACTACCTGTCTAGTAAATGAATAAAATGGAATTAAATCTTTTGCTAAACCTCTTTCTGTCTGACTTAACCGATAAGGGGAAAAGATTGCCTCCTCCGCTTTACTTACCGCTTTCTGCACTATCTCTGGATCTTTTAGGGCATCATCTACTGACTTACCTGCTTTTCTAGCTAATTTCTCTATCCATGACTTAAATACATTAAGCTTGGAAGTTTCTTCAGTAACAGTCTGAAGTTTTCTTGGAAAGTCCAAAATCTTTGCTCCTTTACTTTGTTCTACAACTTTGGAAGCATCAAGAAACTCATCTAAGGCTGCACCAAATCTTTTCTGTTTAATAAGCCCAAAAGCTTCTGCTGCATTAACAAACTTCTGATTTCCTTTCCCAATATATTGTCTAACAGCACCGATATAGTCTGATGCAGTTTGAACCAGTCCCTTGCCTGTGCTCATGTCTGATAAGATCTGATTAGAAACCACATTTCTGATATGGTAAGCGGGATTATAGATTGTCTTACCAGCCTTCCAAGCATTAAGTAGTTTGTCCCATCCACTAACCTTTTTAATCTGAGAGGTTTTGTTTATATATTCAATAATTGAATTTGGTAAAGCTTTGTTCTTGAAAAACTTAGCTATCTTACTATTTTCAATAGCTTTGGGTGCATATTCAAATCCTTCTGGAACAATTCTATTAACAATCTTTCTTCCTTTCTTAACAACTTCAATTCCAGCTCCAAAATCTGAAGCTATCTTCTTATAAAACTTAGCAGCTTCAATATCTTTAATCCCTGCTCCGATTCCTGCAAATGTGGGTGCACTAAATTCTCTGATATAACCTTCAGCTCCTTTACGCATTTTACTAAATTGCTGCCCAATTCCCGGAGCTACACGCCTAACAAATCCTTGTTTCCCAGCGTTATCAATATACTTTTCAAAGATGTGTTTCATATAAACTCCTTTGTAAGTATTGAAACTCTTACGACTGAGTATTCCCAAATCAACAGCCTCTTTTCCGATCTTCTCTGTTAATTCTCTCAGGGGAGCAGCTAGTTTTTCGTATTTCGCACTTGTATCAATTCCACCCTCAAGAAGCTGACCAATTCTAGTTTGTTCTGCCGGGGACATGTTTTTAGCAGTAGTTTTAATTAACTTATAAAGATCATTTAATCTATTACTTGTAATTCCTTCCGAATCTTTCATTAACTTACCGAACTCTGGATTCCTGAAAAACGGACTAAACTTTTCAGCAACTTTATAAATTGCGGGGGTTGTTCTTGCCCAATCCATCATTTTATCTGCCATTTTAGAAACCTTGACCACATCATCAACTTTAGATATACCTTTACCCACCACCTTAACAACCTTTCCGAAAGGAATAAAGTTTAATGGATCAAAAACAAATCTAGCTGCAGATCCTGCAATCTTTTTAGCAGTATCATTTTTCATTGCTGCTTCCCATTTTTCATCCTGTTTTTTCTTATAAGAAGGAATAATTCTTAATAGATTGGTTTTGGCAACAAATTCATTAAATTTATGATAACCGCTATTTTCATTTCCCAAAGCTTCTTCATAAGTTTTACCTTTGGTTAATAAACTCTGTGTCCATTCTGAGGGTTTATTGAGTGCAGCGAATACTTTACCCATTCCTGTTTTAGGCTGTTGCACCATAGGTTTAAGTGGAACTGTGGGAGCTGGTGCTGGTTGTGGTATGGGTGCAGGAGTAGTAGTTAATCTCGCCCTATTTATTTCAACCTTTTGTTGAAATGAAGGTGTAGCCGAAGGTGTGCTTTTCGGAGTTCCTACTGTAATATCATTAAATTTTATATTATCAAAATATCCCATTACTTCTTTTTGAACAAATTGCTAACCCAACTCTTTGCGGTATTTACAGCCTGTGAAACTTTGTTCACTACAGGTTGAGTAACATTTTGAACCGCTCTTTGGATATTGGCAAGTCCAGAAGCAACAGGTGTTGACCAGAAATTCTGTCCTGCATTAGAGGTTGGGGTAAAGTAATTTTTAACCGCAGTTGATGCTTTTTGTGCAGCCTGTCCAATATTTGATGCAATCTGAGGAATATTGATTTTAGGAATCTCAATTCTAGGTGGATTCCAAGATGAGTTACCACCTGAAGAAGATCCCTGATAAGAAGGAGTTGGAGTTCCGGTGGGCATTGGTGTAGGCTCTGGTGAAGGATTAAATCCTTCTTCTTTCATAAGTTTAATCATGTCCTGGTTATTGCTTCTATACGCTTTATCAATTGCAGCCTGATCAACAGCAATTCCCTTTTTATAAGAACCTTCAGGAAGTCCGAGAGCTAATTCAATATTCTTGGTTCTGAGATCTCTTGAGTTCTGACTTGCCGAAACAGTTGCTTCTTTACCAGATCTTAAATCTTCAGGAGCTGCATACCAAGCAGCCCATCCCTGCTCATCTTTTATAATCTTAGCCATAGCTGTATTTTTCAAAGGATTAAGCATGTCATCCCAGGATTTAATTCCATACTGTGCCATAAGTTGACCTTTTCTTCTCTGGAAATCCTTAAATGTATTTGAGTTAATTCTAAAAAGTCCACGATCAATTGAACCATCACGATTAGGAATATCAACTTCAGTCCCAATCTGGTATCTAGTATTTTCTCCCTTAACTGCCCCATTCTCGTCTGTATATCTCAAAACCCTAGCAGCATCTGTAGCTTCTTCTCCGAAAATAGAGTTAATTTCTTTATCGTATGGAGTTTGATTCTCTCCTGGGGTTAACTGTTTTCCACTAACAGTAGGAGGATTAAAGATATTCATTCCCCGGAAAATATCCTTTGCTTTATTGATTGCCGTTGAAGCAAATTCTTTTCCTTGCTGGAATATGTTTTTAGCTCCCTCAACTCCTTTTTGCACAATCGGTGAAAGATTTTTCTTATAATAATCAACAATATTCAAAGATTTAGGAGATGTGTTGGTATATTGTTTATATCCTGGCACAACCCCCTGAACAAAGCTTTTTATATCTTCTACTGATTTCATTAAATTTTTAACAGGAGTATTAGGTTTAACGATCAACTCACCTTTTTGATTCTGAATAGCAGCTTGTTCATTAAGTAATTTCTGTGCTTCGGTTTCAGTTACTGCCTTAATTCCTTCCGGAGATTTAAGAAATCTGATTCTTTCCTGTGAAACTACTCCGTTTTTAACTGTATCAACATAGGCATTACCCAATATTTCCGCAGTATCACTTCCACTAAGTCCGGGGATCAAGAACCCATCCTTATCAAGGAACTTGGAATCGTATTTAATTCTGTGAAAAACCCCATCAACATTTGCATAGTTTTCATTCCATCTCCCAGATATTTTCAAATCCCGAACATCACTCAAAACAATATCTCCCTTGCGAAGTTTATCCCCATGAATATTTGTCAGATTGCTATCTTTATCAACCATAATGGGTTCATAATCGTCAATATTTTGAGCATAAGTAATAAGCCCTTCATGTAGATCCAAAGTTTCATTCATACTATCCAAATACTTTTGAGCATTATCATCATCCCCAAATTGAGCAAACCCATTTGATGCCTGTTCATACAAAAATCCTTTAAGTTCTGCTGCTTGAATTGCCGAAGCTATATAATCAATTTTATTGATTTCCCCTTTTTGGAATTTCTGTTCAATCTCTGTTTCTTTCTTGGCAGCTTCAGCGAGTTTCTTTCTCAATTCTTGTTTGAAAGAAGATGCAGCAGCTTTGCCGTTTGCATCCTGAATCTTATAAACTGTGTCTGTGATATTTTGGGTTGTATTACTAATCTGATTATCAATACTCACAATATCGTTCTTTAGATTATTAAGAGCAATTGTGAGTTGGGTTTTCTGATCTCCAGTAGCAGCATTGACCGCCTGTTCATAAGTTGAAACCATAGCGTTTTTATCATCCTTGCTTTGATATAAACGATCCAATGTTTTCTTTTGGCGATCTAAACTCTCAAGTGCGTTTTTAACAGTTGGAGAAATTATACCAATCTTACCTCCTGTTAATTCGGAATATAAACTTTGTCCACCTTCTGCGGTTGGAACTCCTATTCCCGCACCAAATGTTTCAGAAGTTTGGAGTTTTGTTCCGGTAATAAGATCGTTGATGTCAGCTCTTTTCGCAGCAGAAGCATAATTGTTTTTCTGAATAGCCAATTGATCAGCCTGTGAAATATCTCCATCAACCCTAGCCTGTTGTTCAAGCTGATCATATAGATTATATTTCTCCCAGGTTTTTGCAGAACTATCTTCCGGCATCTGTGAAATTTCTAACATTCTTGCAGTTCTGGCAGATGACCTTGTTTCTCTTTCTGACTTATCTAAAAGCCCTTGAACCTTTTGTTCCTGTTTGATATAAGCCTGAGATCCGGGTTCGGTCATTTTATCCAACTTGGCTTTTTCGTAATCATACATTTCCTTTGAACCAATTTGTCCTCCCTGATAAGCCCTTGAATAATCAGCATCAGTTACATCTTGTTGAACATTCCTAATCTTTTCAGTTAAATTCTGACTTTGGAGTGGTGTATTACCAGATCTGCCCAATCTTTCTTGAAGTTTTGTAAGATAACTTTCAGCCGATAAGTTACCCTGCTCATATTGATCATCAATAATTGCATCCTCTGCCGAAGTTTGTTTTTTAGCAACCGAGGAATATGTAGAAGAACTCCCAGAGAAAACGGAAGGTCTGCTTATGCTTTTGTATTTTGATAATAAGCTTCTAAGTGTGATTGCCATGTTTTAGACACCTTGCTGTGCATTTATATTTTGACTTGTTTGAGCAACTGCACCTTTAGCTGTTGCTGTTTGTCCAGTAGGTGTTCCCGTTGAAGTGGAGATTCCCCTCCTCTCCTGATTCTGTTCCGGAGAAAGAATTGGAGCTTTGGTTGGGGTTGATGCAGTTTGAGCTAGTTCAGTCATTGTTCCCATTGTTTCAGCATTGGCTTCCTCCGTTTTTCTGACTTCTTGAGAAGCATCAATCTGAGCCTTAACAGCACCCGGGGATAGTTGCTGGAACTTGGTCATTGTAGAAACCAAATCTTCATTAGCCATTTCTTTGACAAGTTTCTTGATTTCTTTTTGAGGATCTTTGAATCCTGTAAGTTCAAGATAAGTTGAAAGCGAGATGGCGTTCCTATCACGCATTGTGGAAGCATCAACAACTTTGTCTGACCTTGAAAGTGGTAGGATATTCTCCCAATCAAATTCCACATCCCGAATAATAAGTTCACCATCTTCATATGTTTTTGAAGCCTCATTGTAAATACTTTCACGCATAAACTGATGGGTTTCCGGGAAGAAGTCAATGAAGTATTGCTGAATTGTTCCAATCAAATCTGTTAAAACATCCTCCCATTTCATACGAAGATTTTGAGTTATATCCGCAACTGGTTGGTATTGAATTGCAGCTACCCTGCCTGTATAGGGTGCAGTTCCTGCAGCAAGAGCAATCTTTGGAAGTCCGAGGTTGAAGATATGCTCAAGATTTCGGTCAATATAAGATTCAGATGGGAACGGAGTAATTGACATTTGAAGCGGTCTAAAATCAACATCCTCTCCTTCAAGGAAAATAACCTGACCACTACCAGGCTTAATTGAAGAAGGATCAAAATCAGGCATATTCACAACCAAGAATTTCATGTGTGAACCTACCCTAACAAGATCACCTTCCTCACCACTTCTATCATTAAGCTCAATTTGTGGATCAACCAAATCGTCAATAAATCCTTTACTCCATGGCTTACCCGCAACCATAAAGGAATGACCGATAAATCTTGGAATCCTCTTATATTTGGTAACAACAAACTGCACAAGTTCTTTATTGATATAAACCAAATTAACAACCTTGACTGAAGATTGTTTCTCGCCTTTTGATTTCAAAACTTCATACCCCCAATAATCCTCAATGTTTGCTTTTGGAATATTTGATTTACCAGAAGGAATTTTTCCAGCGTCAGTTCCTGATGGGGTTGACAGGATTCCGTATTGATCATTAAGATGCGAACCTTTGCTCTCTGAAGTATTTTCTTTTTCAGAAATTGGTTCTGCATCATAATCAAATTCCCGCTTTATTTTGTCTATGCTCCAGGTATCCGCAAAGGATACGAAGGAAAATGTAGTCCCGGAAGCATCATCCCAACCAACAGAAATTTTTAGAAGATCCTCATTTGGAGAAATAACAATTTTCTTTTTACCCTCAGCATCTTCTGTAACCTTACATTCAAAAACAAAATCGCCATCTCTTACTTGGTTGACTGCAAGTTTCTCAAGAATCAAAGTTTGGAATTTATTTTCTTTGAAGGTTCTTCTAACTGCATCCTCAAGTGCCTCTGTTCTTGAAACTTCAATATCATTTGATTCATCTTCCGGAACGATTTTAATTTTTGCCGGGAAGTTGGTTAAAATCCAAATAAGTTTCTGACAGAATTTGCCGATATAGTTTATAACTACCTGGATGTGTCCTTCCTGTTGTTTGATTCCTTGCCCGATAACATTTGTCCACTTGTGATGAAGCCCATTGAAAAAGTCCTGGCGTTTTTCAATAATTGTTTTTCTATCGGAGATCTCACTAGAAGATTGCTTGATCCTTTCCTTGACTTTAGAACTAATCCTCTCAATCGTTTTCTTTCCTACCGAATCATCAATAATAAAATTAGACATATTTAATAATTTACTACAGTTCCTTTCATTATATTAAAATCTACAGCTTTGTAAAATCCTGACTTCGGTGCTCTCATTTCAATGTAATGTAGAGCCATCATAAAACTTGAGAACTGGTCATTCTTTATTTTAACATCATCCTTACTAGCAATTTCAAGTTGTCTGCGTAGTCCGGTAAGTTTTGGAGATGCTTTTATGCCTCCCCAATCTTTATTCTTGTCAACTATCAGACCATTTTCCCCAACTATAAAGTCCCTTTCTCTACCCAAAACCTCTTTAACTTTACCCATTCCCTCAGCTTTTATTTCTGCGTAACCCCTACCTTTTGGTGGGAAAGGATAACCATGTAATTCTTTGAAAGCATCCTCCGCATTTTTTCCTCCCAAACTTCCTGCATCATAAATGAACTTGGTTCTTGCGGGAGAAACCCGGTGGAATTTGTTGAACATTTCCTTAATCATCTCGTATTGAACCGAGAGTGGTAGGGACTCACCCTTCCAGGCTTTATGAAAAACAACCCGGTGGGGATGTTGTTTGAACTTTCCATCTTCAAGTTTAGTCCTTAAATTATATCTAATGCAAGTAACGGAAGTTTCATCTTCACTTGCAGCCAGGTCTGTAGCAAAAGCGTAGTATCCGTTTTCTTCCGGTTCTTCACAAAAGCCCGATTCTTGGTCATATTCTAAATCGCTTCTAAACATCTGAGCAATTTCCTCCCAAGAATATAAATGCTTTGCCCAATCCACATATTGTCCGTAAATGATTTGCTTACGAAGTTCCGGATCTGCAATCGCTTCAATTTTTCTGATAGAATCTCCCGGCATAAATTCATTCGTATAAACTGAAGCCATCTCCGGATTCGTATTTGCGGATATAATAAAATACTGATCCCGATCTTCCTCCGCATCCTCCGCAATCTCCTCATACTCAACACCTTTGGGTTGGGAAGTCCCAACTAAATCTACCGAACCCTGAAAGAAGAAAAGACGAGGGAGCATAGTTCCGTTTAAGAAAAGCTTTAGATCGGGAATATCTCCGCACTCATCAGCCGAGATAAATGCGAGTCGTAGTCTTTTGAACGCTTCCCCAAGTCCGTCAAAAGATCTGATCAAAGTCCGGGAGTGATTCCACCAAGCGATCTGGGGAAGTTTCGGGGGAGCATCCCAAACCTCTTTAATAGCCCACCCCCGGAGTAAAGATTTGTTATATTGCCCTGTAGGTAGAAGATACTTTCCCTCTGTAATGTCCACAGCCTGTTCCAAAACTCCCCGGGCAATCTCGTAGGTTTTACCCACATTCAAAGTCCTGTAATCAAACCGCATCCTATCCTCCAGAGTCATGTCAAAGCGGTCAAGTTGAGGCTTAGTTACTGCGTGAAAGACATGTTTAATTGCTTCAGCCGTAGTCTTTCCCCATTGGTTAGCAGGTTTTAGGACATTGATTGGTTTAGTAGAATTTCTTAGCCAATACTTCTGACCTTCGTGAAGGTGCATCCCGAGAACATCCTCCGCAAAAGCAACAACATCCCGAGTGGTTATAGCAGTCTGAATATCATATGGGTTAATCATCTTTGACAATCTCCCCTTCCTCAATCGCCTGAGTCGTTTCCATTTTGATTATTTCAAACCCGCAATTAGGACAATGTGTTGGGGGAAGCTTTCCGTTAAATAAGCGATTAATAAGTTCCATTGCCAAAGTGTTTTTACTCTTAGCCTCCTCCTGTTTAAGCTGAAGTAATTGGGCTTGGTAGAAGTCGTAGAACTTGAAGTCATCCGGATATTTAAGCATCTTCTCAAAAACCTTTACGGCAACCATCCGACTAATTTCAGATATATCTTTCTTCCCGGTTTTGAGATCTTCCAGGAACTGCTTTTCGGTGTCTGATAATTTCTGAGCCTTCTTAACAGGTTTTGCATTATACGGTTGCACTACCCGATTAGTTACAATCTCCCCACTCTTAACTTTCTTATTTAGGTTGTGATAAAGTCCCCAAGCACTCATCCCTGCCTTCTTAGCATACTTAGTTGCGGTTTCAAAAGCCCCTACCTTCTTAACTGATTCTTCTATTTCCTCACGCAAAGATACAGGCAAAGACTTATATATGGGTTTAGGCATTGGCATAGACTTAGTATTGACTTAGGTAATGCCCATGTCAACTAGATGAGAAAAGCCTTAGCCTTGAACATGGGGGATGAGCATAGCCTTGGGGATTGATACTGCCCTGGGTTTGGGAAGGTAATGACATAATACGGCAATGCATGGGCATAGCATTGAGCTATACCTACCCTCTAGCTGTGATTATTGGAAACGCAAAGCCTAAGCCATTGGTCAAGGTCAAGCCTAAGCCATAGCCTTGCACTGATCATGGTATATATCATGGTCATGATCATGGTCATGGTCATGGTATAGATCATAGTCATAGCTAAGGCTTAGCTATAGCTATGATCATGATCAAGGTCATAGCATTGGCAATGCCTTAGGCTAAGTGCTAAGTCTAAGACATGACTATGGGGACTATACAGTATCAAGGCTATGCCATTGGTCATGTTATTAACTAAGATCAAGGTCATGATCATAGGTCAAGGCATAGGCTAAGGCATTGATCAAGGGCATGAGCTAAGGCTAAGACATAGATCAAGGTCATGATCATGATCAAGGGGGTAAGACATAGCAATTACTAAGGATATAAACGAAGCCGGGACATTACAATGCCCGGAGCAATACTTATACAATCCCGGTGCAAGTAAATGACTATTGACATAGCAATAATTATAACCGAGAATAAAGACAATACACTTCAATAATTGTTAATACTTGACAATAGGTGTATAATAAAATTATGAGAATTAAGGACACTATAAAACTAGCCCATGATCTGATGAAACTGCACAACTTGACTGATTGGTCATTTGAGTTTGACTATTCGGTAAGGCGTTTCGGGTGTTGCCATTATTCAAAAAAGAAAATAACACTCTCAAGAGAACTAACACTATTAAATGACGGAGCAAGAGTTAAAAATACAATACTTCACGAAATAGCCCACGCCTTACTACCGAAAGGAATACATCATGGAAACGAATGGAAACAAAAGGCTATATCAATCGGGTGTGATGGTCAAAGATTGTATCCAAATAATGTATTAAAACCAAAATATAAGTATATAGCGACCTGTAAAAACTGCGGAGATATTAGCCATTACAACAGAAAAAGAAAATTATCATGTGGAAAATGTAGCCCACGATTTAACAAAAAGTATTTACTAAAATTCAAACTACTATGAGAACTATTAGAGATATTAAAGTTTTAGCCGGACAATGGTTAAGACACCACAAACTATTAAGAGGACAGAAAAACTATCGCTTAATGATTCCATTCATTGAAGGAGTAGTGTTCGGATTTACTTTATACATACTATTTATATTTTTGTTTGTATTAAGTAGCGAGGGGGTGAACTATTATGGATGAAGATCAAGATCGGGACATTGAAGAACCGGAACACCTGGACAATGAAACTTGCCCGGATTGTGGAAGCCATAGAATTATAAAATACAATCAACAGACTAGCCCGGATGATTATGAAACAGTTTGGGAGTGCCTGGACTGCGGAACTACGCAGACTACTTGACGGATGGAAAGGACAGTTAAGTTTTGAGGAGATTGACGGATCGGAGGTGAAAAAATTATGACATTAAAAGAAGCTAATGAAAAAATGGTTGGAGTGATGGAAGAACTGGAAGTTCTGATTCCACAACTTGAAAAATTGGAATCGGAATATTACGGATCGTATTACAAGAAATTGTTACACGCTATGGAAAAGACGGAAGGGCAAAGGGAAGCCAGTTCAAAGTTACAACTAGCCCAAGAACCTATTGCAGAAAAATACCTGGGACTGAAGTATAAAGTCCGGGTGCTTTTGACAACTAAGGAATGTTTGATAGAAATTTGCCGAAATTTGAGAGTCATAGAAAGAGGTTACAATGGCGAGAAGGATTCATACTAAACATTCAAAAACGACTCGTAAAAAAATGAGTGAAGCACATAAAAGGACAGGTGCTCCCTGGATGGTGGGCAAATCGGGTGAGAAAAGTGCAAGGTGGAAAGGAAACAATATTACCTACACGAGTTTGCATACTTACATCCGGTATCGTTGGAAAAGAGCAACCCATTGTGAGAATCCTGATTGTATTTATCCGAGAAAAAATGCAGCCGGGATAACATTACGGAAACCGAAAAGATTTGAATATGCCCTGATACATGGCAAGAAATATACTAAAGATAGAGAGAACTATATCATGCTTTGTCCATCTTGCCACCGGAAATATGATTCAGGTTTAATCAGAATCCTATTGACAAATAGGTATCTATAGTGTAATATAATGGAAATGACAGACGAATTATACACAGTTGAGGAAGCAGCCGGGATCTTGAAAGTAAGCAGACGGACTATCACTAGAATGATTGAAACCCATAGGATCAAGGCACAGAATGTCGGATTCGGTAAGGAACGAAAGTTCTACCGGATTCCGGCTTCTGAACTCTTGAGAATTAAGCATGGATCAATTAAGTAAGGGAGATCAGCTTTTTATTGACGGAATCATTGAGGAGAACAAGGATGTTAAGACTACTACTGACAATAATATATTTGATTTGGAAGAAGTTAGCGAAATTAGAAAGGGGGTGAGCAACAAAAATAATATGCCAAAATTTATAGAAGATGTAACAAAATATGATATTCCTTCCGGAAGTGGTAACTTTCTCAAGCTTGAGGATGGTGCGAATAAAATCCGCATCTGCACAAAAGCCTTAGAAGTAGCTTATCACGAAGATAAGTCCGGGGGTAAATATTCAACAACAATTTGTTCTGATACAGGCTGTGAGCTTTGTAAAGCCGGAAAGCCAAAGAAATTCAAATACGCATTTCTTGTGTTAAATCGTAAAGATGGTAAACCTTATGTTTACGAATCTCCGATCACAGTATTCAGACAGATTGTTGCTTACGAAACCAATGCCGAATATGGTGATATACGCAAGTATGACATCACAATCAATAAGGAAGGGATCGCAAGGAATACGACCTATACAATTATGCCTTCACCAAATAAATCAGAATTGTCTGATAAAGAGGTAACAATGATAGCCGATTCCGGTGTTTCATTGGAAGCAGCCTACAATCTCAATGGAGATAGTGAAAGCTAAGTAGGTTTATAGTGCGGAGGAGAACTTATCACCCCGCCTCCGCATTAGTAAGCTTATGGAAGAAAAATATAAAACAGTTCAGATTATGATTCCATCTAAGAAGGGACATTGGCGTTTCCAATTCTTTTTAATTGATAGTGATGGAGAGATGTATTCTAATGCGATTGAAACAACAGCAAAACCAAACAAAAGATTTTATGCTGAATTTAGTAGATTGATTACCCGGAATGTTTTAGACACCTATCGGCTAAAGCCGATAGTTTCAAACAAAACATATGCTTAACCAATACCCACACTTTAATCCTAAAACCTACGATATTCAAGTCAAAATATCTAGTGTCAAAAGTGGTAGCCATTGTAAACACAATATCAATTACCACATTGTCTGGATACCAAAATATCGGAAGAAATTACTGGTGGGTAAGGTAGCAGATTTTCTAAAGCAAATTATCGGGGAACAGTGTAAAGAATTGAATTTAGAAATGTTGGCATTGGAAGTAATGCCAGACCACATTCACTTATTTGTTTCTGCCTTACCTACCCATACACCCTACGAGATAGTGAGGAAGATTAAAGGCAATACTTCACGAAGATTAAGACAGGCATTTTTAGACCTAAATTATCTTGGCTACCGAATACATTACAAAAAGTTTCCTTTCCTATGGGCAAGAGGATATTACATTGGTAGTGCTGGTCACGTATCACAGGATGCGGTGAAACGCTACATTTTAGAGCAACAAGGTAAGGATGTTTTTCAATTTAATGTTTATGGGAATAAGCACCAGACTATTGGTGATTTCACCCAAGGGAGGTTATTTTAATGGCAGATATAATTAAAAAAGACGAAAAGTATTATAAGGAAGTTTTGGCTAAAGTTTTTGAAGGTAACGGTAATTTCCAACAATTTGAATTTACTTCTTTTGGTGGTAGTTTAAGACCTGATTTTGTTATTTTAGATAAAGATTCCTTCACTTATTTTGAAATAAAGACGGAATATGATACTTTTGATAGATTAACAAGCCAGTTTAACGGTGCTTTAGGTTTGTTTACTCATAGATTTCTAGTAATACCAGAATCTAAATTAGAAGAATACATCAAATACGACATTGGAAGAATAGGAGATTGCGGTGTTTATATTTTAGAAGATTTGGAAAAGGGTAACAAGTCACCAAGAATAAAGCAAAACCAAAAAGGTTGGGTATTGATAGACAAGGTTTGTGAGGTTTTATGGAGGGATGAACTTTTTCACTACATAAATCTGGTCAATCCCGATGCTTGGTGTATTGATTATGACGGCAAAAAGAAAACACTAAAATACTTGGATGTGATGAAACTTCAAATTTTCTTCAAACTCTATTACTCAAACAAAGATTCACTCAAAATACTGAACGAGGTATTACCACAAAGAACATACAATTTAAGAACTCAAAGACAAGAACGGTTATTAAATTTAGGGGATAAGTCTAATTCCTCCCAGGGCTAAAGCCCAGGGTATCCTTAGACAATTATTATGAAAAGGGATCATATTAAATACGGATACATTCAAAGAAAAGAAACCATAGTTCTTACGCCTGGTGGAAGGAAAGAGATAATAAACATTGGTGAACCAATAAGAACTGCCACTAGATGTAAATGTGGCATAGGAAAAAATCATGAATCAAATATACCTCAGACAATCAATTGAGAAAGCCATCCTTGATAAGCGGTGGTTGAAGATTGACTTCGTTGACAAAAAACTAAAGATCACCCGAGATAGAGTGATTGAACCCATGCGGTTAAAGGTTAAGAACGGAGAAGATTATGTGGAAGCGAACTGTTATCTCCGGAATGATTACAGGGAATTTCCCCTCATAGGTATCCAGAAAATTGCAGTAATATCTCCCGCAGACTACAATAAAGGTAATGACACACGAACATGATATTTACACAGGCGTTATGCTTGGAAAACCATTTGTTGCAGAGAATGGGAAAGTTACTTTCCTTAAAGTTGAAATTCCTCAGAGTCCAACTCCTACCAAACCAATCATCCCGGATAGAAAACCTGAATGTCAAAAGAAACACATTAAGCGTGATGGTCGCAAATAAAGGGGGTGAATCAAGATGAGTCTTCTAAATAAAATTATAGCGTGGCACTCCTTAGTTGCGTGGTTAGCTGTCGGATTTTTCTTAACCAAGTTCGGAATAGTTGAACACAATGACATCATTATATGGTTTATGTTTTTGGTTGTTCTTCCTACGCTTTGGAGCTTAATACAACTCTGCAGAGCCACCCTCAAATAATAGCAAAAGGCTAACCGCTTGCCCAAACGATTAGCCTCTGCCTGAGAACTAAGGATACTTTTTTGAAGTATTCTAGCTTTTCAATTTTATGATGTAACTCCAAGTCATGTCAACTAGACAGCAAAGATCTGCTGTGCCACTTTAACTATATCATTTTTTCCGTTTATATTTTCTCTTTGGAGATCCCCAGCATGATAGTATTGCATTGGCTTTATCCCTCCACTCCCTATCTCTTGGGCAAAGTAATCCTTCAAGGCTTGAGCTATGGCATTGCCTTTGCTTCCTTTGGCTTTAATCAATTTCATTACTTCTTGTTTGGTCATGTTAAAAACTATCCCTGGAGCTAAGGCTTGGGCTAGAATCATGTTCCCCCCAACCCCCCACCAGGTATTTTCTAAACGATTGCTTCAGCCGGAACTTGTTTCATTTCCGGGGGACATTCCCTCCTATCGTTCAAAGGTTCACATGTCCTTTCACAAATTCATCCCTGTATGCTGAAGGATGAGCTTCGTGATCCGGGAGGCACTATTAAAGTCCCGCCTCCACTTATGTTCCCCAGGACTGTCTAACAAAAAACGCACAAAATGGATTTACTTGTGAGGGGGTGATAGAATAGAAGTTGTAAGACATACCCCAGACTAAACCTCTGGGGTTTTGTTTGCAAGAGGTATAAAAGAATCAAACTATGTCAGTTTCCTATTTCTGGCATCTATCTGTTGAACTCTTTGATGAGTAACTCCTAAGACATCCCCAATTTCTTGAAGTGTTAGTCCCATACTTCTCATTTCAGCAACATCTTCTCTTTTACCAGCAAGAAGTCCATGTCGTGCCTTGTGGCAATATTGACAGAGGGTAATCAAATTTGAATCAGAATTATTGCTTGGGTTTTTGTCTATGTGATGAACCAATAACTGATTCAATTCAAACGCTTTTTTGCAGTCTTGGCAGGTATAATCATCTCTCCTTATTATTTTCAGGGCATTATAATATTTTCTTTTCATATACAAAGTATGGACTCTATTGCAAAAAATGCAATAGTTAATGGTGTTATTACTCATCAATTCCCCTATTGACATTTAATAATTCATAGTGTAGTATAGTGATTAGTATGAAAACTAAAGATGAACTATCAGTTGCCCTTCTAAAACTTGCTGAGGAAAATAGGAAGTCTATTGAAGATATGAAACTTGCCTCCGAAAATCTTAATGACATTATGCTCCGGGCTTGTGATACTTCCATTGCATTGACACAGTTATGTTTTGAGATATTAAAGAAACTAAAATGAAAGATCCGTTTATTTATAATTGTATGTTGGGAATTGTTTTTGCCTTAGCAATGTTTATTGGCTTTATACTTGGGACATCACTTGTAAAATGAAAGCAACACTACTAAAAGTCTTACCAGTTAAAAGATCCGTCAATGGCAACCTCTACCAGCGTATAGAATTTACAATGGCAGGGGGTGAATGGGCTAAGACAGATGTATGCCCGGACTTTAGGAACTATGCCAGGTGGAAGCCAATCATTGCATCAGAGCCAGGGACTTATATCATGGGACTTAGGCTCAAGAGCAAGGGCACAGTTGACGCAGATAGCTTTCCAGGAATAATATCTAAGAAACAATATGACGAGAGAGATTTGGACAGGTGAAGATGAGTTGGCTTTTCAGATGGGAGATATGAATGGAATGGCTTTTAATGAGGAAGCAGATGTAAGGGGGTGCGACAAACCACATCATGTAGCTAGATCAATATTTCATCAGCCAAATCATTTGAAACATATTAAGTCAGTTCCGGCTATACCAATGAGGTTGCCGGAAGTAATGAAGAAACATATAAAAAGAAATGGGAAAAAATAATAGTTCGTAGATTTTAGGATGGGCTGATCTGACTGTAGGTGTGCGAAGCCAACTGAGGATTTAAGGGGAAACCCGATTTCGCAGCCCATCTAAAGTTTATGAAAAAACAAAATAAATATACAGTTAGACAATTGATGGAAAAGTATTGGAAGTTTAGAAGGGTAATAATAACCGAGTATGTTTCATCTGGGAGTTATGCTGGAAGCGGTAGTGGCGGTGGTTACAAAACTGTTTACAAAGACAATGCTCAAGATTTTTTAATCTGGTTAAAAGAAAATGAATAAGAAACTAATAATTGAAAAAGGTAAGGCATTTAAGATTAGCAAACGAAGCAAGTATCTGCTAATCATGCCAGAGTCTGCTAACATTACAAGCCTTGCTCCTGCTGTGGCTAAGTTCTTTGATCCTGTGCCTGTGTTTGTATTGATCGCAAAAGATGTAACTCAAATTAAGTTAGCGGAGCTTGTGGAGGAAACTGAACATGGCAAAGATTAAAAGTAAATACATAACGATTACAGAAAACAAATACTTACTTAAATTCAGGCTTCCCTGGTTGGAAAGATGTGATGAATATGATCATCTTTATTTAGCTACAAGAGAATTTAATTGGATCAAAATCGGATCTAAAAAGAAAAAAATAAAAGTATCCGAAACTCTTGATTACTACACAGCGTTAATGTTAAATGCTGCAGCTCCGAAATTAGTATATGCAGGTCTTGATATGGCTAGACCAAGATCTGAGAATATCGTTTTCACTACATACAAGGGTGGAAAAAATATAAAGATAGAAACGGAAACAAAAGGATCTGCAAAATTAGTTGGTAAAATAAGAATAGAAAAATTGACACCAAGACAAAGAAGTAGAGTATAATGAATAACATGAAAGACAAGTTCAATGCGTTTTTCAGCAAGTGGAATGGAAAACCTTGTGAGGTAAACGATCCATCAAACATCAATCAATGTATGGACTTAGCCTATGCTTGGTTGGATGCACTTAATATTCCACGAGATACAATCAGGCACTTATATGCTTCAGAGATCTACACAAAACCAAATGATTTAACAGTTAAGTATTTTGAGTTAGTTCCTAATACCGCACTTGCAGTTCCAAAGGTGGGAGATATTGTTGTGTTCAAGGGTGGCACAGCCGGGCATGTATCAGTAGCAAACGGAATTGGAGATACGAGCACTTTCCAGACCTTTGATCAAAACTGGAACACGACTTCGGATGATTACAATAACAAATGTATGCTTATTACCCATGTCTATGATAATGTCCTGGGCTTTCTGAGGTTCAGATCCATAGCTCCGGAGATAACTGATCAAACCATACTTCCGATTATTGATGCGAATGGCAACAACATGGAAGTCCAGGCAGTAAGAAGCTTAATTGCAGACCAGGAAAGAAGAATAGTAACTCTCTTAAACGAGAAGGATGCTTTGCTAACAAGGGTTGATACCATGCAGGTAGATCTAATTAAACTTAACAATAAAATAACCGAATTAGAAGCCTTGCCAAATACTTCTCTTGCACTTCTCAAATCCATCCATGATGTTTTGTATGGTTCGGGATGGTGGTGGCAGAAATGGGCTAAGATCAAAGCACTTCTTCCGCAATAATCATACTATTATGACTGAAAACACAAATGGTGCACAAACAAATCCTATCTTCTCGGAGTTACAATCAATGAACAAAAGACTGTCCGACCTGGATGAAGATGTAAATAGAATAGATCGGGATCTTTCAACTGACAGGAAAGATATTGAAAATCTCAAGATTGACATGGCTACAATCCAAGCCTCGCTTAAGGGAATTATGGAAATACTTACCCGCTTTCAGGTAAAAACTAAAGATGCAGTTATGGATGCCGTAACTGAAGCCAATGCTCCAATGGCAAAGCAAATGAAACAGTTTGTAAATAAGAAGGTTGTTCGGGTTCACATCCCGGCTGAAAGTTTGATCACCAAAATTAAAGCTTGGTGGAGTAGAATGAATAGTTAGAAAGGGAGTGAGTATTATGGATTTTCAAGAATTTGCAATGGCAGGATTCGTTTTAATAGGTTTAGTCAATGGCATCCAATTTGCTATAGATAAGAATTGGAAAAGTTTTATTATGTTCATGACAGCAGTTGTTGCCGGAGGAGTCTTTGGCTACTTGGGCTGGTTCGGATTGCCAGGTATTGAAATAGGTTTGGCTGTAGGTATCTCAAGCTCAGGAGTTTATAAGATTGCTCAAAAGATAGGAGGGAAATGAAGTATCTAGTTGACATGATTAGGAAGTTACTCCTAATATTATTATTGTTACCGATAATTTTATTATATTTATTACCAATACACTTATTCTATGCGGTAACTGGAAAAGGAATAAAAAAGGTAATTAGCAAATAATATGGATCTAACAGATTTTTCAGGAGTTCAGAATACTCCACAAATACCACAGGTTTCTACACCTAATAGTCCTGCTTCTCAGGAAAACCTCAGAGTTCCGGATAATGAAGCAGCCCGGGAATTTCGTAAATCCCATTGGACAATTGATAAAGCAGCAGAAGATGGTCAGATTGTTGCTGGAGTGGTTGATCAAAGCCAGGTTGAGTTCTTAAAGAATACTGAAATGGTGAATGATGAAAAAGAAAAGGGGGTGAGTCAATAATGGAAGGTCAAGAATCGTTAAAAGACATGAATATGGGCAAACTCTGGTCGTTAGCTAGGGCTAGAGGCATTGATTTCAAGGGAATGAAAAAGAAAGAACTTATTGAGAAAATTATCTCAACAGGTGAGGTTTCTAAACCCGAAAAGAAAGAAGTCAAACCCACAGAAAAGAAAGTTAAAGTTGTTGATATGGTTGAAGTTACTCTTAAAGACGGAACGAAAGCTAAAGTCCCGGCTGAAAATGTAACTGCAAGTGTAATCGTGAAACCTGAAGGAACAGTAATAATCAAGTCAGTTGATGGTCGTGAACTTGAAGCCTCCGTTGGAAGGGAAATCTGGGTAGGTAAAGAAATTGAAGTCCCGGTTGAATATGAGGAGGAAGTTCGCAGATTATTAAAATCCGGAGGTTTTTATTTTGTATGAGTAAAAAGAATCAAAAAGATCCGAATACAAAAACAGTAAGTCTATCAGGTGGAATGATGGGAGATTTATTGTTTGTTCTGAAGCCCTTAAAAGAAAGGCAGATGGAGATGTTGTTTTGGCAGAATCAACTAAAAGAAATTGAATTAGATATTCTTAAAAGTGAAGCAATTGATCCTGCTAAATGGAGTCCGAATTGGCAACAGGCTTTCCTAACCGGAAAACTTGTTTGCACTAGAATACCCACGCCCAAACCAACATTAGAAAAGGCGGGTGAAAAGAAAGATGGAAAAACCAATAAAAATAACAACTGAAACAACAATGGTTAGGGTTCATAGGAGCAAACTACTCTCAACAGAGTCAAACTGTATTGAGTGTGGCAATCCTTTCAAGGTTTCTATTGAGGAATATGGGCGTTTCAAGGATAAAAAGATTCCGCTTCCTACTAGATGTAAAGCCTGTAGAAGGTATAAACTAATAGAGATCAAGCTCAAGAAAATAACCAAGTTACTTTTCAATATATTAGAAAATACCAGAGGCAAAAAACATGAATATAAATTATCGCAGAAGCCGAGCAAGGGAATCACAACTCAAACTCAAACTTGAGAAGGAAGGCTATTACGCTATTAGAGCTGCCGGAAGCAAAGGAATAGCAGATGTTATAGCAATTAAACCTGCCGATTGTGGGAACGCTTCTCACTTTGAAGTAAGGTTTTTGCAGGTAAAAGTATCTGAAAATCTCCGTCAGTTTCAGCACCTCTATGTAGTAACCGATTCTCCTTGCGGTGAGATAAATGTTGAATTTTTGAAATATCCTGTAAAATCTAGAAAATGGCATGAACATACACGATCACTTAAAAAGCGGGACTCAAAGAGGTCAAAGAGGAGGTTACAATCACCCAAGCCAACAACAAGGGTGGAAAGATAATAGCTATCACCCTTCACGAACTCTTGAGGAAGCCAATTATCTTGATGATGCCACATATAATGATCGTTTAGGAGTCCACAATCCCCTGTGGCGTTATATTATAACAACCTATACCACAGAATCTGATGCTCCACTTCTTGTCATTGGCTATGAGGCTCTGCCTCTTGCCATTGAACTTTCCGAATGGACTTACCCTGTTAATGTCATTGTCAAAAATGAGGAGGAAAGAAGTCGTGCCAAAAGAGATGCAGAAAGACAAGCGGGGTTCTTCAAAAAAATAATGTTAGATGGAGAAGGTTTCCCGGCAAGTAGAATCGCAATCTTCATTGGAATCATAGATCATTGGGATGATCATAATGCTGAAAGCTATGTCAATCATCTATTGGAGGGGGTGAATGAAGTAGTTTGTGCAGTCAAACCAAATAGGGACTGGCGAGGTGTATTTGGAAAAAGAATTGAAAATGTATTAAGATATAATAGAGGTCAATGGATGCTATTAAGAATTAAGAAAAATGCTTAGAAGTCAACTATCATCTGATAAGAACAAAAAGGAGAGAATAAGACAAACGAAACTTAGGTGGTGGCATAAAAATAAAGAAAAAATTTTAGCAGAAAGACGAAGTTTGGGGTGGGCGGGTAACGGAAAGACTATTTAGAAACCTTCATAGGCTTAAAAGGTCGTTTAGTATCTATATCAACCACTTTGAATTGCCTTTTTGGTTCATTTTTCGTGGCTATGACCTTCTGTAGTGGATTCTGCGAGGCGTTTTTAATGAGAGATGTTACTCTACTCATCCCAAGATGTGTTCCAAGCCTCAACCATTGAACAGGGAGCTTTCTATTGAGAACAATTGCAATCCCGGTGAAGAAAAAATACCAAAATGCTGCGACCAAAACGATTAAGAAGTCTAAAAAACTAGAAGCTCCTCCGGAAATTTTACTTGCAGCAACTACAACTGTATCTTCAACCTTTTGGGGTAAGGTTTTTTTAGGAAACTCATCTTCTAAATATTTTTCTGGAATGGTAGGAAATGCCATATTATTTTTTACTCCTTAAATGTTTGAAATATTCTACTTGTCTTTCACGCTTTTTAATTCCTTCAAGCGATTGTGCCGTTCCGAGATTTCTCCCGGTTGTCTTGCTCCTGAGCATATAACCACCTTTTGTTCTTACTATCATTGTGATGGGTTATTAGGATTACCCTTAGTATTATGACCAATTCCTTTTGTAAAGTCTAGTCTATCTATCATTCCTGCATGTCGCCTACAAAGCACCCGAAGATTACTCATGCTGCGAGTTTTACCCTGGACAAACATTCCCATCTCGGTGTCATGCCTACCCCCACCCTTGATATGATCAATAACAAGATCACCTTCATGAAAATCTCCAGGGTATTGAAGTGGTATGGCACATTTATTACCTTTGGCTGCAATTACTTCAGCACGAGTAAAACCAAAACGCTGCTTTTCCATAGCCTCTCTTTGTGCTTTTAATTGTGATGGATCACTCATTTTTGCTTCAGCTTCCCTATTTCAAATCCTGAAAAGAATATAAAGATGACTCCTTCTACTGCGTCAAGATTTTCTTTGAAGAAACCAAGATGATCTGTCAATCTGTGCCCTGGAGTTGTATCAACAATAAGCAATAAAAATCCGAATATTCCTATAAAAGCATAAAATGCGAATCTTATTTTGTTTTCTTTCATTATTGTTTAGTTTTTTTTCCGAAATAAAACCCTGCAACTAATGTCATCAGCCCGGCAACAACTGTATCAATCTTAAATGCCATTAAAATAAAACCACCTACTATAACTAGAATCGCAATAATGTCTTGAGCATCAAATCCATCAACAATCTTTTTGTTAAGTGCCGATTCCTTTTTCTTGCTCATATATTCATTATGTCATACCTAGCTTACTCATTGTCAAGCTTCTAGTAGTGTGATCGGCACTTCATTTTCCAAACCTCCCCAATAATCATCCTGGTTGATAACAAAGTTTTCTTCCGAGAAAGCATGGAACAAAACTGTGTAAGTAAGTCCGTCAATATCTGTAAATGTATATAGTGTCTTGGCTTCTTTCAAATCAAGCAATTTCTGGTGCATATCTCCTCCTGTTATTCTTACAACACTACCTGCAGCGTGTGCACCCACAGCGTTAGCTCCTGTTGATGGAACTCCGGTAAGAGTTGTTGCAGTTAAACCTGTGTAAGTAAATCTATCTGCCACCCCCGTTGTTGGGTTAATGATTGAACAATACATTGTGCTTCCATTTGGATCTGGAAAACCGCCCAGGGGAGAAGCATCATCTGAGGACTTGAGAGTGAGTGTTGTTTCCCCTCCTGTTGTAGCGGTTTGCAAAATTGCGATAGGTTCTTCTCCGTCAAGCCAGGTAATATTATCAGCACAAAGCAATTTCATATCCCACATATACTTGAAGTCTGGAGCAAGAACATATTTATGAATTACCTTTTTAAGTTTGGGCGTGTTTGCTGATGATGTCGTTGCAAAAGTTACCTTAAATGAAATCTTCTTGGAATAGACCGCAACACCAAAATTGATAGTGGTTTCAGTTCCGGTGGATGCAGTTCCTAGGCTAGTCCAATCCGCTTCTGATTCATCTGTTTTGTAAGAAACAACAATCGTGCATCCGCTTGGCATACTTTCATACATCAAAGTAACCGATCTCCTGAGTTTATCTATTGAGGGAAGTTGGGCTTCGTCATAAGAAGATTGCAACCAACCCGTAGATATGTATGTGTTTGAGCTAGTTTGATATACATATCCATCATCATTTCCTGCCATTAGGTTATTCTTAAAGACAGTCATGGCATACCAACTTCTGCTTGTAGCTGAAAAGGCAAGATGGAATCCGTTTCTGTCAAAGAGATAAATTCCTTCATATCCTGAAACAGCACTCCCAGGAGTAGGAGCTGTTGCAAAAGCAAGTTTGTCATCCCACTTCTTAATCGCTGTAATCTGTAGATCATGTGGAAACTCAAACAATTTATCAATAGAAGCGGTGTTAAATACATAAATCTTTTTCTTAATCGTTCCTATAAATAGTAAGGAGTCAAAAGATTCCAAAGATGTAATAACTGTATGATCAAAATCTCCAACCTTAGTCCAGGTATATTCATCATAGGCATATAGAAAACCCTGATATTGATAATTGTTACCTGTAAGCTGTTGCGGATAACCACCTGCCACATAAAGCTTGGAATTATATTCTGTTATTGCAAGAACCCATCCGGGATCACCCGGAACATCAATCGTTTTAGTAAGAGTAAATGTTGAGAAATCTGTTGTGGTATAAATCTTAGCCTCAGCTCCAAGTCCGATATACATCTTTTGAGTAGTGCCAAACAGATACATGGCATTTACTGAGGACTCATTTGCGGTAGCAAATATCTTTACCAATGCGAAATTTGTTCCGTCATAGCTGTAAATTCTCGCATCTCCATTTGTAGTTCCACTTTGAAGTCCAGTTCCAAAATACATCTTATTTGATCCACTTAGGGTGCTTAATATAGAACAGTTAATTGAGGTTTCATTTCCAAGAACCCTGAAGTAAGCATCTGATCCTGTAACTGCAGACCAAGTAGAACCACCATCTGTTGAGGCTGCCATAGTTCCTGCAGAGTAACCTGGAGATGAAGCATCCGCAGCCCAAGCATAATTTTGATCATTGGCTGCTGCTGCAGTTTTGAGAACAATCCAATAAGTTGTCGTGGCTGAAAGAGAAAACGCAGCCGGAAATTCTACTGTAATCCAACCATAGGTTGCGGTAGTAAAAGCGGTGATTGTGGTTGCTCCACTATCATTAACCAAAGTTCCTGATGGTTTATCCGTTGAATTGGTTTCAATTCTAACTGTAATATCTCCCGGAGTTCCGGCTGCCTTTTTAAGATAGACCTGCACAGCTTTCATCTGACAGGCAGCATCTACTTGAAAGCTTTGAGCTTGAGCTGTTTCAGTTCCCCCGGTATCTCCCACGACTTTATCTGCATCAGTTCCAGTTTCAAACCATTCAAGCCTCCTGGTATCAAACAATTCCGTATAGGTAGAAGCTCCATCCCACGAGTAAATCTTTCCATCCGAATCTCCAACTATTTGTGCAGCAGAGGGGTCTACAGAAGTTTCTGTTAATGTGCCGTCTTGAGTTGCATCTATTGTTGGGGTCGTTGTGCCTGTGTAAGAAGTTAAATATTTTATTGCAATTCTTCCTACAGCACCATTTCCTCCAGCATACATGTAAGTAGATGTTCCACCTGAACCAGCGGCAACAGTCAAAAGATTTGTTCCTAATGTTCCTTGTTGCGTTGCTATATAAGTAGAACCACCTGAACCACCACCTCCACCACCAGCTTGACCTCCATTACTTCCATTATTTCCATTATTGGTTATATTTCCAGAAACAGTAACGGTTTTACCTTTTATCATTATAATTCCTCCACCCCTTCCTCCATCACTACCTGCCTGTGAACTATCTTGTCCTCCAGCACCACCTCCACCACCCATAAAAATAGTATCTAAATCTGCTTCTCCTCCTATTCCACCAGCAGCTCCTGGTGAAGATCCTGATCCAGCAGTTCCCGCAGCAGCATGTCCAGCACCACCTCCACCATATCTCCCAGGATCACCACCATAAGCACCTCCTCCTGCCATACCATTAGCTGTAGTTGCTGTTGTTCCTGTTCCTGTAGAAGATTCTCCTTGATAACCAATTAAAGCAGATGAAGATGGACTTCTTCCAGCACCACCTCTGAATCCTTTTCCTGTAGCAGTAATCGTTCCTGTCACCGTTACTGTTCCATTTGCATAGAAAGCCAAAATTCCTCCAACAGTCCCATCCCAAGCTTTTGCTGTATAGGTTTTACCAGAATCAATGGTTACATCTGTATATTGTTTCATTACTCTGACTTGTGCTCCTGTTCCATAGGTAGCATTAAGAGCATCCGTCAAAGTAATTGTTCCCGCAGAATAACTTGAAATTTCATTAAACTGATAAGTTCCAGCCCCTGTGCCTTGAGTCTGATGAATCAAAACCTTTTGTCCTGCAGCAAAAGACGCATTAGTTGCAGATAAAGTTGTAGAACCAGATGTTCCTGTGCAAGCAGAATCAATCGGAGCTTCTGTAGTATCTGCTGATATAGTTAAAGCTTCATCAGAACCATCACCAAAAGCTGATGTCCCGGTTGTCTGCCTCCATGAATCCAAAACTGTTACATTGACTCCGGCTTGAGTTTGTCCGGCTGAAGAAAAGTTTTTCTCTAATTGGAGTTTTAATTGGCTAGTGGTATCAAGTCCATTTGATCGGTAGAACTTACCACCATCATCAAAGAACTCCTGATCATATCCATTAAGCCAGTTAAGTTGAACCCAATGTGGAAAGAATGTGGAGTCCCGATAATTTGGTTCTCCGGAAGAAAACTTATTTACGAAATGTGGAGCTTCTTTTCGGGAATAATAATGCCTATCAGTTCTAGCCATACGAGCTAAAAGAAATCCGAAGTCGCCAATCTTGATGTGATACTTACTGTTAATTGCTGCCATTTATTTTTTGTCCTTTCAATCTCCTATGTTTATCCATTTTAGCATGACAACTGAGGCATAAAGCAATTCCGTTATTGATAGCGAAACGCAATTCAGGAAAGTCCGAAAAAGGAAATATGTGATGTGCTTCCAAGTCCCCACCTCTCTTTCCACACATCTGACAGATATAGTTATCTCTTTCAAAGACTGACTCTCTCCAAAGTTTATATTCAAGAGAAGTTCTTACCCTGTGTAGCTCTTTGCCTTTTCCACCTTTCCAATTAAAGTGTTTCTCCCCCATCATATTAGGTCGGTGCTTCCCTTTCCAGAATCCCACCTTACCCCAGAGGTGGCTTTTCGAACCTAGATTTGCTTGTCTAACTTTCTCAATAGTTTCAGGACTTCTTTTAATACCTAGAAGTTTTTTGCGTATTTTCAATCTCGTCTTTTTGGTTTGAACTTTTAGATAGTTAGGGTGTCCAAGATTGTAATCTTTCAAACCTTTATTCCAAGGGGTATTTCCTTTATTAAATGGTTTGCCTATGACTTTTTTAGTTTCCATATTTTTAACGCCCGATTGCTATCCAATGAATATCAAGACTAGTATGCGTAGCTGAAGTTAAATCCTCCCAGTATATGGTTATGCCTGTTACTGCAGAGGTAGAAATTCCGATAGAGAAGTTAGAACTTCCATCAGCTACAGTAACAAAGACTGTGGGAGCAGAATTAAAAACTGTGCCAAAAGATAGAGCTACACTTCCGGCTGCTGCTGCAGTTCCTGTCCAAGTAGCTGTCCCATGCTCAACCCTTTCATTGGCTTGGAATCCACGAATAACATATGGGGTAGCTTCTGCATCAAGTTTCCTTGAATCAGAACCCTCATGCGTATGCAATTTAATCAACTGCATTTCAAGAAAAAAAGCGGGATGAAGATGTCTAAGCTCTACTTGACCAGAGCCTATATCTGATCCTTCAGTTACCGCCTTTGGAGTGGTTTTGAATTGTAAGTAACCCATTTTTATCTACCAAAAATTTTGCTTCTTAACTTGCTAACTGTATTTTTGGCTGCTTGGGTTACACTTCTCAACGCACTACCAATATTTTGAGCCACAGGGGAATTAACAATAGCTTGTAAATTCTTTCCCGGTTGGGAAATTGAACCTACTCCACTCTTGGTAACTGCCGGATTTGTTGCATAGGATTGCATCTTGGCATTAGCTGCCGGAGATATAATCCCAAGTTTTGATCCAACGTTACCAACTGTTCCCCAAAACGCTTGACCAAAATTTTTTTCTATATTCTTACCACCTTCGCCTTCTGCAGAAACTCTACTACCGAAATTGGCAATACCAGGCCAGAAACTTCCCACAACATCTTGTGCCCTAGGAGCTTGATAACCCATTGGCATCATTTCAGCAGACCTAGCAGCTTCTGCTGCTTTGGCTGCCTCTGCTGCTCTTGCAGCTTTAGTTGTTGCAACCGCACCCATAGGTGCTCCTGTTGAAGCTCCTACTGTGGCTTGTCGCCCTGCTTGCCCAGGTGCTGATGCCGGTGCTCCACCTGCGTTATTGGTTTGGAACATGGGTTGATTTCCCTGTGCTCCTCCTGCTGGTGCTCCACCCGGAGATCCAATTCCTGCTACTAATGGCACATTTGATGGTGCAACCCCTGCAACCCCAGGCAAAGAAGCCGACTCTATTCCAGGTGCTGACCTGATGACTTTCTCTGATCCTGGTGCTGTTGGAGTAATATTGGTTTCTTGAACCAAATTGCGTTCTGCTGTTCCCACAGCTCCTTTGCCCGGAACTTCAGGTTTCGTTATTCTCATCTCATCCTTTTTACGGGTAAGACTACCTGTTCCTGCTTTTGCTAGTAATGACGAACCGATTGATCTAATCATATTTTATTCACCTCCCTTCCTTAAACGCCTGTCAGATTTATATCTGTAGGCTTACGAACTCTCCTTAATAATCGTTCTTGTCTTTGTATTTGCACCTCCAAGCGGGTGATTATTCTATCAAGAGAAGGAAGGTTTCCTCCATCCGGTTTTACAACCGAAGTATATTTATAGTATCTTGCACGATCAGCTTCAAGTGTTTCATAACCTTTAAGCATAAACTTGTGAAGAATATAACCATCCCATTGCTCAGGGACTTCAGCAAGTCTTGTGAATTTCTTTTCAACCCAAACTCTGTAAGTATCTCCGCTACTTGGAGCATCATCAAAAATCACATACCTTCCTCTTATCTGCCATCCTTTGACTGCTCCTTGATTATTTCCATCACTATCTACCCTCTCAATTCCGGTAACTCTAGTAACCCCGGTAGAAAAAGTAAATATCTTTGTTGATCCATCTGGGACAATCATAGTATCGGTATAAGTTTCAATCCAAGTAATCGGATATAATTCTTCAACCACTTCTGTGCCAAAGATTTCAATATCATCATCAGTAAAGAAATAATTATTGGAATTTGTATCCCTCATCCTTCTCCTAAAACGAGTGTGAAAAACAGATCCACCTGCGGGAAAAATATCTGAATAGGAAGAAACTGCACCGGAAGCTGCATTTTTATATCTAAAACGATAATAATGAGTTCCCTCTACTCCATCAGCATCAGTATATGAAGTGTATCCTGTAGAAAGATCTGAGGCGTAAGTTGTATCAATGGAGGTATCGGTAGAAATATCTGCCATTGCTCCTGCAGAATTGGAAGTTGCCCTCTGTATTTCTATTTGATTGTATGTGGAGGTTAAATCGTCAGGATTTCTTAAATCAAGTTTTACTGCCATATTGATTTCATTATAGACTAAACCCTCTCTGGTTTGTCAACAGAGTGAGCTACTCCAATACCAGGTTTGTCCTTGTCGTTAATAAAGCCTGTGGGAGAAGCAACTGAACCCGATACTCCGACACCAGGCTTATCTTTCTTTCCAAATATTCCTACCGATTTTGTTATCTTAGCATAGATATAAGCTGGTAATCTTCCTGCATAGTTAAAGAGTTTTTCAATAGTATCTGAAATTGATATTTGATCTGTTAATATTTTTTGGATAGATTTGATAATGAACTCTGTGATTGTTACTATGTCGCTTATAACTTTTCCTGCACTCTTGTTTACGGAATCAGTAATAGTTATGACTTCGGTAATAATTTTACCCCTTATAAAAGTATCAACGACTGTAACAATGTCTGATAAAATTCTTGTTTCATTTCTAATAATGGTATCAACTATTGTTACAACATCTGTAAGAGTTGTTGTCCAATCAGTATTTGCTGGAAAATCACTTGTTAAATATCTGATAATGACGACACCTGAACTTCCGTTACCTCCTGCAACAGTTTCTCCTGCTCCACCTCCACCACTACCTGTATTTACCGCACCACTTGTTCCTGCTGTAGTGGTGTAATGACCACTTCCCCCGATACTTGAACCTCCTGCTGCTACTCCGCTTCCTGAATTATGAGTGCTTCCTCCTCCTCCTGCTCCGTAATATTTTGTTGAGCCATCATAAATTGTTGAGGATACTCCTGCACCACCTGCACCACCCTCTTTTCCATTTGTTCCTGATGTGTTTGCTCCAACAGCTCCAGCACCTCCACCTCCTGCTCCTCCGTATGCACTTGTCGAACTTAAATCTCCTCCATCATTACCCTGACCTGCAGTTCCAGCACCACCAACATCACTACTAACATCATCATTTTGCCCAGCACCACCACCTGAACCTCCTGCTGCTGCGGATTGGTTAGAGCCAGTATTATATGCACCTCCTCCTCCACCGCCAACTGCGGTTAATGTAGAAAATACGGAACTACCACCATTACTACCTTTTGTATTTGATGCACCGACATTTCCACCCGCACCAACAGTAACTGTATAGGCTTGTGCTGTTACGGCAAAAGAAGCGTCAGACAAAACACCCCCGCCCCCGCCCCCACCAGCATTTCCAGCAGAAGTCCCACCGCCACCACCACCACCAGCCACAACTAAAACTGCTACATTTCCTGAATTGTAAACAGTAAAATCAGTTCCACTATCAGCTAGAAGAAAAGTGTGGACTGTATAATCACCATCTGTTGTTATTGTTCCGCCCGTAGGTGCTGCCATATTAGATTAAGTATAGACTAGAGGATTAGTCAACATCAAACTCCACTTACTAATCGACGTCGAATTTATAAGTGATTTGGAGGGTATCTCCTGAAACTACATTGATTGCGGAGAATACCTGTCTACCAAGAAGTGTCCCGGTTGAAGCTGCGTTAAGTGCTCCTGCCTCAGTTACTGCTTTTGTTCCAGTAACAGACCAAGATTTAAGAAGTTGTGCGGTATCATTAGTTACATCCGTAGTTACCCTGGAACAAGTGGCTGCAGCTCTCTCAAGCCCGGAGTCAACAATCTCCGATTCAAGTGCGGTGTCAGCAGCATCAGCAGCAGTAGTTCCAATTCCAACTGCTAGGTAAGTAAAGGCTGCCAAAGCTCCATCTCCATTGATTCTTGAGGCAACACCAGCTTTCCCTGCTGTAGTAACTAAGTTTGCAAGGGTTTTGGTATAACCAAAGTTGCCTGTGAAGTAAGGAATTTGAAGATCTAAATGAAGGAATTTCTTGATTAACTTCCAAAGTTTATTCTCTTTGAAAATCTTTTTGGGTTTACCACTTTTATCAAATACCCGATAGGTAACATTCTCTGTGAGATGAAGTTTAGCGTTCATAGCAATAATTCATTATAACACCAACTCAAATCAGGTTGTCAAGAAACGCAGCGACCTTTTTAGCATCTTCCTCAAAGTTGACCTCACTTTCAAATTTATTCCTAATTGCTTTACTCATCTGATCTGCCACTTCCGGTCTTGAAAAGAATCGGATTTTATCAGCAATTTCATTTGGACTCATACTGTCAATATTTATACAGGTATCATCATTTGCCAATCTTCCGGGCATTTGTCCATTATAATAAGAACCTTTGTAAATAAAAGGTCTGCCAATTGCTGCTGCTTGGTGGGGTAAATGACCATATCCATCACCTTGAGATTTGACTTGCCAAATAAATAACGAGTTTTTCATTTCCTCTGCTATTCCTTCCTCATCATGAAATGCTCCATCCTCACAGCCACCTCCGTAGCTTTTCCAATCAAAGTCAGGCATCAAGTCTTTGAGTTGCCAATAAAGCTGATAATCAGGCTGAGATTGAAGTGCGTTCATGAAAGAAGTTATCTTATTGTAATTTCGCAAGGGGGTGAAACAGAAAGTATCCTCATTAAATTCCTGGTGATAATTAACAGCGTTACAGAGATAGTCCGGAACAAAATTGGTTGAGATCAGGAGGTTTTTTCCATTTGAAGTTTGTCCGTTATTACCAAGTTGACAAACTCTTTTAGCATTAGGTTTATAGGTTTTACAAAGGAGATCATAGGTTTCATCATGACCTGGATAACTAGATATAACTACATCAATCTGCATCTCTCTGAACTTATCCGGAGTAATTGCTTTTTGATGATAATGGTAATGAGTGTCATAGATATGGTAGATTCCATCCTCTAAAACATAATTGCCATTGAGATTTTTATACTGATCCCAATCGGTCTGATCTATTCCCAAGAACTGTCCAATTGTATCTGGTGCATTTCCGTAGGGTTCTGCGATTCTCCAGAAACCCTCCTCAAACCATTCAGTCCCAATAGGTCTAAAAAGTTTATGTCCCAATCGTTTTTCTAGGAGAAGATGTAGTGAGTAATATAATCCTCCTAGCTAATGGTGCAAATCACAGAAGATATTGCACATACTACACCACCTCCTTGTGGCAATTGGTGCACAACCATTGCACTCTAAGCCAGTTTTCTGGCAAATAACCTAAATGATGATGTGCTTCAATCATACTTCTTTTAATTCCCCAATCTTTAATTCCACATTTTTCACAATAATCTGGTCTAAAAAGCCTTCCATCTCTAACCGCATTACTTACAGTATAATGAGCTTTTCTGATATTTTCATCAGTTAAATGGTATCTCTCCCTCGCTTTTTCTTTATATTCCTTTGTATTTCGGTATCTTTTATATTTAGCCCTGCCAACTTCCGACCTATCATATTTCTTTCTACTCGCAATTCCTTTTGGACTTTTTTTCCATCTTTTATCCGCTTCGCTTATCATTATATGATTTAATCATGGTGATAGTTAAAAGTCAAGACTTATTGAGATAGTTTATTCCAGGCATCTAAAACAGAAGCCTCCCCGCCAAATAATTTGATTGCCTGGTCTAAATATAGATTTACAAATTCAGAATAAATCTCTCTCTCATAGCGGTTTCTTTGATAGGTAAAATATCCAATACGAGCCTTGTCTATCTCAGAACTAAAATTTAGTAAATGAAGATCACCCTTATCAAGAATATTATAATATTGGGTAAGGTTTCCAATATGAAACCACCCCTCACCTTTGTGGGAATAAGTTAGCCTAGACACCCTTCTGTGAACCCCAACCTTAACACCTGTCCCAAAAATTGCTCTTACAATCTCCCGAGTATTTATAAAATCATCTTTTTTCAACCTGTCCCAGGTTTTTCTTTTAATAAGCATGAAAGCGTTTTCGTAATGGGGAATTGGTTTGAAAGTGTAAGGAGGTTGATCTACCGATTCAAATCTTTGGTTTTTAACTCTAGCGATTAAGCCTTCAAATTCATATTCTGGAGTATAGTCAAAGCCATTCTCAAAGTAAGAGCAGAAACCATAATCACTTTCGTTAAACTGTTTTATAAGCTCCTCTGCATAAGTAATATCCTCAAAGAAAATATCGCTATCCAGAAACACCACAGTATCCCAATCGTATTTACTTAACTGTTCTTTAAGATCAACCATTCCATTATCAAAGCTTCCTGGCTGTGCTTCCAGGTGGATTACATTTTCATGCACAATCCCAAAAGTTCCGAAGCTGTTATTGTCCACAGTTTCATACAAATAAAGAGGATACCCGGCATCCAAAAACTTTGAAATGCTTTCCTCATACATCAAGCTTCGCCTGTGGTATAGCGTAACTAATATGGTTTTCATGGATCAAAAGTCTTGTAATTTTCCCGATACCATTCTATTGCTTCTTTCATTCCTTCTTCCAAACCAATCTGAGGTCTAAAACCTAGTAATTGGCAGACTGGAGCTGGATCTGCTAATGTAACAGAATTTTCAGGTTCACCCATTCGCATAGGTTGATTTACAAGTTTTGATTGACTTCCGGTTAATTTGATTACCAATTCAGCAACCTCTTTAACTGTAACAGGAATCCCTGTTCCTCCATCAATTGCTTTACCCCAACAATTATCTTTCTCAAAAGCTCTAATCATGATCTCTGACAAGTCTTTAGCATGAACCATATCAACAACTTGATTTCCAGTTCCGTTCAAAACAATATCTACATTATCCAAAGCTCTAGTAATAAAAGTAGGAGCAATTTTTCTTATCTTCTTCCAATGTTGTCTTGCTCCATACGCATTTAATCCTCTGACTACAGCCACCTTCATGCCATATTCTTTGGCATACATAAGGCAGAATTTAGTCGCTGCCCTTTTCGTGATCGTGTAGGGATTTAGCCATTTGTTTGTCAGGCTGCAATAAATAAATGGAACATTATACTTTTTAGCCACATCCAGGGCGTTAATAACTCCCTTAATATTGACATCAATAGCATCATGTATCCTGCCGAAAGTTTCAGCAGTTCCAAGCACTCCGGAACAATCAAAAATTACATCCGGCTTAAATTCATTAACAACCAAATCAATATCCTCAATTTTACCCACATCAGTTTTTATAAAGTTTCCTTTCCATTCAAACCCTTCAGGTTGCTTTACATCTGCTATAGTAGTTTCATAACCTTTGGCTAGTAATAATTCAGCGAGATGACCACCAATAAAACCACTTCCTCCGATAACAATTGCTTTCATTTTCTAATCACCTTCTTTCTCATTTTTTTTCTATCTCCCAATTAGTAAACTCA